GTTGTCGAAAAGGCGGTCATGCCGATGCCGCCTGCCGCATTGATGGTCGCGCCGGTACGCCCGAATCCGCCGAAAGACGGCAAGACGGCCACGCTGTTGGAACATGCCGTCGAGTTTGGCGGCTATGTTTCAGAGCTGGAAAACCAAAACGCAGCGTGGCGCGAATGGGTCAACAGTCAAGCGGAAGTTGACGGTTCGGAGGATGCGCGATGACGACTTATCGTGAGTTGGTACAACGCACGGTCGCCTGCCGCCATGCGGACTTAGAGCTGGGATTGAGCCGAGCGCGCGAGCAAGAGCCGTTTGTCATTCATGTTTCCGAACAGTTGGATAAGGCAGGCATTGAGTACGCAGTGCGTATGGATAAGGATTTTCAGACGACCTTTTGTGTGGAGTTTTCCGCGACCGCCCCTGCTGATGTGATTGGTATTTTGCGGAAATATTACTCAGTCTTTTTTGACGGTCAAAAGGTCGAGGTGGCAAGTCGTCATCCCGAAGGCTATGCAGTGCGTATCGTATTCGGCGATGTGCCGTTTTAAAGGGGTTTTAAATGGACTTTGAATTTGGTTTTAAAACCCTGTGGCCGATTGCGACGGCGGCGTTTTGGTTTTGGGTCAACGGCATTTCAGGCCGTCTGAAAGAGGCAGACAAGCGTATCGACGATCTTAAAGAGGAGCTGCACGCGGTCAAACTCTCTTATCACACCAAGGCGGACGCCAAGGCAGACAGCACTAATATTGCAGCAGCGTTGGAACGCATCGAAAACAAGTTGGAAAAAGTAAACGAAAAACTGGACAGGAAAGCGGACAAATCATGAGCGACCCGATTTTGGATGCCTTGGCGCGTATTGAAAATAAGACTGATCAAACTCTGAAAAATCAGAAGGAAATGCAGGCGGAAATTGCACAAATCCGCCAAGACACGAAACGCACGGCCATTACATTCGGCGCGATCGGCGGCGGCGTGATTACGGTCGGCTGGGAATTGCTTAAAGCGAAAATGGGACTGTAATTATGGCTCACCCGCAAGAAATCCGTGAAAAGTTACGCCGGCTCTATGTGAGCGGCGAGCAAACTTTGGAAACGGCGGCCTTGATGTGCGAAATCCCGCAGGCCACTGCGCGTGCGTGGAAACGTGCGGATAAGGAAAAAGGCGACGACTGGGATAAGATGCGCGCCGCCTACACTTTGGCCGGCGGCGGTATTGAGGACTTGAGCCGTGCGATGTTGGCCGGTTTTATGGTGCAGTACAACAGTACGATGACGATGCTGCAGGATTCGAGTACCGAAGATTTGCCGCCGTCGGACCGTGCGAAGCTGTTGGCCAGTTTGGCTGATGCGTTTACCAAAACCGTATCGGCCAATGCACGTGTGATGCCGGAAACGTCAAAACTGGCGACGGCTTTGGAATTGATTGAGTTCTTGATGGCGTTTGTGCAAGAAAAACACCCCAAACATTTGCCTGCCTTTGTGGAGGTATTGGAGCCGTTTGGGGCGGAAGTGGAGAAGAAGTTTGGTTAGAGGCCGATAGCTGATTTTAAAAATTTGACGAGGGTGTCGGCAGCGATGGCATTAATGGCATTTGTTGTGAGTGTGCTTAATGCAGTGTCTTTGATTTTCCCTAATTCTTTTTTCAGCCAGCTTTTTTCTGAATCAGAAATCTCTGCTTGGTCTATTTTTGCCGCAATTAAAGCCTGAATAGTGTCGCTGTGTAGTTTGACTGTGACAACACCAAGAATGGCGGATAGGCCGCCATCATCGGTAAGGAAGTCTATGCCCTTATGATTAATCTTGCAGTCAAAATTTTTATGAAGTGAATCTATCGAAGTAATTTCAATTAAACCAGATTCTTCTAAGTAATAAATATTTTTTAAAAAATATTGGAATTCATCTGATTGTAAAGTTGCTAGGTGTTGACTTTGAATTTCGCAACCAAGGGTCAAAGCCAAATCCAATCCTTGTTTATCAACAGGGATGTTGGAAGTAATAGGTAAAGAATTACTAGGGAAAAGAGAGTTATACACCTTGGTTGCTTTTAGACAGTTCGGGTAATTATCACTTAAGACTCGTAAGATTTTTTCCTGAATACCTCTATTTAACCAGTCCATAAATTATTCCTCATGAAAACAAAAGAATTCCTCAAATCCCTTGCCGAACTGGCCGCCAGCCTGCGCCAAGTCATCGAAGCGGAAGTGGACGGCTTCGATGCGTCGCCCAAGGCTATTGCTGCACGCCGTGCCAAGGTGTTTGACCCGGTAGGCGGTTACGAATATTTCGTGAATACCTACTTCCCCCATTATATCCGCTCGCCTGAAAAATCCGAACTGCATGAGTTTTTATTCAGCCGTCTGCCGGAGATTATCCGCTCCCCCAAAGGGGAAAATGAGGCGGTGGGTGCGCCGCGCGGCGAGGGTAAATCGACGCAGGTTACCCAGCTGTTTACGCTGTGGTGTATCGTGACCGGCCAAAAACATTATGCCGTTATTGTGATGGACAGCATAGACCAGGCATACCCGATGCTCGAAGCCATCAAGGCGGAATTGGAATTTAATCCGCGCCTGAAAACCGACTTCCCAGAAGTATGCGGACAAGGCCGTGTATGGCAGGCCGGTACGATTGTTACGGCCAATGACGTTAAGGTGCAAGTGGCCGGTAGCGGTAAAAAGCTGCGCGGTTTGCGTCACGGCCCTTACCGTCCTGACTTAACTGTTTTGGACGATATTGAGAATGACGAGCAAGTCCGCAATCCCGAACAGCGCGACAAGCTCAATGCGTGGCTGACTAAAACGGTATTGCCTCTGGGCGGGGTCGGCCAGAAATACGATGTGATCTATATCGGCACGATTTTGCATTACGACAGCGTACTTAACCGCACTTTGAATAACCCGTTTTGGCACGGTATTAAGTTTAAGGCGATGAAACGCTGGCCCGACCGCATGGACTTGTGGGACCGCTGGGAGGAACTTTTCCGAAACGACGGCGAGACGGTGGCCGAGGCGTTTTATCAGGCTAACAAGGACGAAATGGAACGCGGCGCGGTCACTTCTTGGGCGGCGCGTGGTGTGTTGGCACTGATGAAAATCCGCGCCCGTGACGGTCATGCGACGTTTGATTCGGAATATCAAAACGACCCTGTTGCCGGTGAGGCCGCGCCGTTTGCGAACAGCCTGAATTTTTGGGTCAACCGTGATTCGGATTGGATTTTCTATGGCGCGTGCGACCCGAGTTTGGGTAAAGCCGGCAACAGCCGTGACCCGTCTGCGTTGTGTATCGGCGGGTACAACCGTCGCACGGGTGTGTTGGATGTGGTGGAGGCTCTGATTAAGAAACGCCTGCCGGACAAGATTATTTCCGACATTATCGAACTGCAACGGCGGTACCGCTGTGTGTTGTGGGGCATTGAGACGGTGCAGTTTCAGGAGTTTTTAAAGACTGAGCTGGTCAAACGCGGCGCGGCTGCCGGTATCCCGATTCCGGCACGCGGCATTAAGCCTAGTGCAGACAAACTGCTCCGTATCGAGAGCCTGCAACCGTATATGCAAAACGGTCAAATCCGTTTGCACGCCAGTCAAAGCACGCTGATTGACCAATTCCGCCATTTCCCGATGGCAGACCATGACGACGGCCCTGATGCCGTACATATGCTGTGGGGTTTGGTTCAAAGCAGCGCGACTGTCGGCGGTTATATTGCTGTGCCTAGAGAGCACGGCTTGTCCGGACGGATGGGGAGCGGCGCATGGTAAAACTGACACGGGATACAGCCTGCTAAGGAGCGGTACGGCTGAAAATGGGGCAAGTTTAACTTGCCCTTTTTTACGTCATGAAAAACCTACTCCGTGCGTTGTTTAGTAAAGCCGCACCTAAAACGCCCGATAAACAATCCCAAACGGCGGATATCGTTAAAAACCGCACTACCCACGAGCATCCGAGCAAAGGTCTGACTCCGCAGTCGCTCCATCGGATTTTGGAGGATGCGGAAAACGGTGATATTCAGGCGCAGTCAGAACTCTTTGTCGATATTGAGGAGAAGGACGGCCATATCTTTTCGGAGATGAGCAAGCGCAAACGCGCGGTGATCGGCTTGGATTGGAATATTGTTCCGCCTCCGAACAGCAGCGAATCGGAACGAAAGTTGGCCGAAGAGGTTGATGGCTGGCTCAATCAGATGACCGATTTAGAGGATATGATGTTTGACCTTTTGGACGCGGTCGGACACGGCTTCTCCTGCGTGGAAATCGAATGGGAAAACCTTGGTTCGTTATGGTTGCCCAAGGCATTCCATCATCGTCCGCAGGCTTGGTTTAAAGTCAATGCGATGGATGAGGTGTTGCTGCGCAAAGACGGCAACCCTGACGGAGAAAAGTTGTGGGATTTGGGCTGGATTGTCCATAAACACCGAAGCCGATCGGGCATTTTGGCAAGAAGCGGTTTGATGCGCACGCTGGTGTGGCCTTATTTGTTCAAGAATTACTCGGTGCGTGATTTGGCCGAGTTTTTGGAGATTTACGGCCTGCCTACACGAATCGGCAAATATGCCTCCGGTGCAGATGACAAAGATAAGCTCACCCTTTTGAATGCGGTGCGCGAAATCGGCCATAACGCGGCGGGCATTATCCCTGAAACCATGCAGATTGAGCTGCTCAACGCAGCCAATGGCAGCGCGGATCCGTTTCAGGCAATGATTGATTGGGCGGATAAAACGTCTTCAAAAGCGATTTTAGGCGGCACGCTGACTAGCCAGGCAGACGGTAAGACTGCTACCAATGCGCTGGGGCAAATCCATAACGAGGTGCGCCATGATTTGCTGGTGTCCGATGCCAAACAACTGGCCGGCACATTGACGCGCCAATTGATTCTGCCGTTGTTGCAGCTCAATAAAGGCAACGTCGATGTTTCACGTCTGCCGCGTTTTGTGTTCGATACGCAATTGCCTGAAGATTTGACGGTGTACTCCGACTCTTTGCCTAAATTGGTGGGAATCGGCATGAAGATTCCGTTGTCGTGGGCGCAGGAAAAATTGGCCATTCCTTTGGCTTCCGAAGACGAGCCGGTATTGGCTTTTCAAACCGACGTTAAAACGGATTTAAAAAACGCTTCTCTAAGCTACCGCCGTGTGGCTTTGAGTAAAACTGGCGAGATTGTCGGCACGGCGCAGGCAGATTTGGATAATGCGGACTTGAGCAAGGTGGCCTTGCCTGAAATGATTGAGCCGTTTTTGCGCGGCTTGGGCCAGGCTTTGGCCGAGGGCGACAGTTATGAGGATGTGCAGGAGCGCCTGCTGCGCGTTTATCCCGACCTGACTGCCGAGCAATTTCAGACGGCCTTGGCGCGTGTGGTTTTTGTGTCGGACTTATGGGGACGGATGAATGGCTGATTTGAGCTACGCATTCGGCCTTGAACCTGAACAGGCCGTCAAGTATTTTGAGGGACTGGGCTTTAATGTGCCGTCCGATTGGAAAGTAACGTGGAACGAAGCGCAGGCTAAGGCACGGGCGATTGCGGGCATTCACAAGCAGGATATTGCCGCGCAAATCCACGGTGCTTTGTACGAGAGCCTGAAAAACGGTACGTCATTTGAGAAATTCCGTGATGATGTGGTAGGCCGACTTAAACAGCATGATTGGCAACTGCTGAAAGATGGCGACATCGTGCATATAAACACCGGCGAAGTGGACGGTAAAGGCATTACTGTACACCGCCTGGAAACTATTTTCCGTACGCAAATGCAGTCAGCCTATATGGCCGGGCATTGGCAGGCTCTTGAAGATGGTCGAGACTCTGCGCCCTGGTTGCAGTATTCGGCCATTCTTGACAGCCGTACCCGACAAAGCCACGCTGCGGCGCATGGCGCGGTGTATCACATCGACGACCCGTTTTGGAATTACTTCTACCCTCCCAACGGCTTCAACTGCCGCTGTACCGTGCGGGCGTTTTCAGACCGTGACTTGAAGCGTCGAAATCTTTTGCCGCAAAAGGCACAACTGGAAGATAAGGAAGTGGTGGTCAACCGCAAGGGCGATACCCGCCCGGCCAAGGCGGTGAAGCTGGCCGACGGCAGCCGCTTTTATACTGATGCAGGTTTTCAGAACAATGTGGGTAAAAGCCATTTGGCCAACTTGGGGCAGTTGCAGATGCAGCGTGCAGTGGAACTGCCGCCGAAGCTGGCGAGCGTGGCGATTCAGGAAGCTTTAAAAGAGCCGAAATGGAGGGCCGCCATATCTAAACAAGCATCGGAAATGGTTGATCGGGTAAATATGGAGAAATTTGCCAGGGGCGAAATGCTGTATATCGGAGCGTTGACTCCGTCGGTATTGGAAGCTCTGGCCGCAAAGAATGTCTATCCGCAATCAGCTGTGATCGCGATGAGTGATGAGCGAATATTACACGCGCTGCGGAACAGTAAAAATAAACCGTTGCCTTTGGCATTTTGGAAAGACCTGCCAGAACAGCTGCAAGATCCGGAGGCAATACTCATTGGCACGGCAGGCCGCAATGCCGATGGCCAGCAGTTTCTGTTGTTTGTGTATCCGGGAGTGAATAACAAAGGGAAATTGGTTGTGACTGTGGATTATCAGGCTAAGGCAAGAAACCCCTATACCGGCAAAAAAGAAGCGGTTGCCGTCAATATGGTTAATACAGGAAATTATGCTGAAGATGGGGATATTTATAAAAATGACAGATATGAATTAATCTGGAAGAAATAACCAAGTTGGCGGCTTTGCCTGATTCGAACAGGATAAAACAGCGGATAAACCACCGAGGCCATTCCAGTTGGCGACCCGCCGACAACTTGGCATTAAGGATAATATACTGATGATTGAGATAAAAATCAACACAGACGCACTGCAAAACAGCTTAAATACCATTGCGCAACGTACAAGCAATACCCAGCCATTGATGACACAGCTTGCCCGCATCATGCGCAACGCTGTGCTGGACAACTTCGAGGCAGGCGGCCGCCCCGCGTGGGCTCCGCGCAAGTATCCGTCCGTGCGTGAGGGATCGGGGCTATTGCAGGCCAGTGGGCGTTTGCGCAATTCGATTACGCAGGACAGTACGGCCACGGAAGCCGTGGTCGGTACCAATGTGGAATATGCGGCCATTCATAACTTCGGCGGACAAACTGCACCGCATACGATATTGCCGAAAAACGGCAAAGCCTTAAAATTCGGCGGACGGTTTGCCAAACGCGTCAATCACCCCGGCAGTAAGATTCCTGCACGTCCGTTTATGGTTCTTCAACCTGACGACGAACAGGCTTTAGTCGATGCGGTAAATGATTACTTGGATGCCGCTCTCGGCAATTAAAACAAAAGCCGTCTGAAATTGCACACAGACGGCTTTTATATATCTTCCCCTTATCTACCCTTTCCCGAAACGTTTAAATCAATCTGTGAGGGGCTTAAAAGGCTTCTGAAACGGTTTTAAACATACTCTCTTTTTCATTCTCCGATATTTCTCATTTTCGTTCCTTACTGACAGTGATTCAGCCTCTTGTGCCGGCTTGATGGCTCATGATTCGGCAATGGATACAAAAACCTTTCTTGCCGCCTTATCTGCCGCCAAAGTCGGAAATACGGACGGCCTTATCAAAATCGTACCCAAAGGTCAATTTGCACCAGTCGACGGGCGCACCGATACAGGCGTGGCGCACTGGACGATGACTGCCTCTTTGGCGCAGCAAATCATTGCCGCCTTTGATGCCGGACAAACAGACCTTGTTGTGGACTACGAACACGCCACACTGAAAGCTGCGGAAACCGGACAGCAAAATCCTGCTGCCGGTTGGATCAGCAAATATGTGTGGGATGACGATCGAGGTCTGATGGGCGAAGTGAAATGGACACAACGCGCAAAAGACATGATAGACAGCGGCGAATACCGCTATCTGTCGCCGGTACTCGAATACGACACATTGGGCAATGTGCGCGGGCTGCACAGTGTGGCGTTGACCAATTCGCCTGCGCTGGACGGCATGGCTCTGGCTGCATTGAGCCGCCAAAACTCTATTAACCCCAAACAGGAAACAAGTATGAACAAGGAAGCTTTAATCAAGCTCTTGGGCTTGGCGGCAGATGCCGACGATAAAGCCATTGAAGCGGCTTTGGCCGAAGCACAAGAAAAGCTGGGCGGTAAAACGCTGACCGAAGCACTGGCTGAACACAAAGACGAACCGCAAGGCGGCGAAGGCGGTAAAGGCGATGCCGGCAAGCCCGAAGACAATCCTCAAGGCGGTAATGCCGACGACGGCGAAGTTGCCGAACTGAAAGCCCAAGTGGCTGCGTTGAGCAAGAAAGTGATTGCAATGGAAGTGGGCGGTACTTCAGACGGCCTGATCCGTGCCGCTCTTTCAGATGGCCGCCTGCTGCCGCATCAAGAAGCATCGGCACGACAACTGGCTGCCAAAGACCCAGAGGCATTTAAGAATCTGATGGAAGGCAGTTTGAAATTGGCCGCGTTGAGTAAAACGCAAACCGGTGGCAAAGGCGCTGAAGGCGGTGAGCCTGCGTTGACTCCGGAAGAAATCGAAGTGGCCAAGCAATTGGGCATTTCAGCCGAAGATTATCAAAAAGCCAAATAAGGCTTTAAACAAGGATTAAAGCATGATTATCACTCCAGATACACTGAAAGCGCTGTTTACCGGCTTTAAGAAAAACTTCCAAGACGGCCTGAAAATGGCGGACAGCCAATACAAGGAAATCGCCACTGTTATTCCGTCCTCTACTGCTTCCAATACTTACGGCTGGCTCGGTCAATGGCCTGCCTTCCGCGAATGGGTGGGCGACCGCGTATTCCAAGATATGAAGGCACACGGCTATGCCATCACCAACAAGCATTTTGAAAGTTCGGTCAAGGTCAACCGCAACGACATCGAAGACGACAACGTCGGCATTTACGCGCCGATGATGACCGAAATGGGCCGTGCTTCCGCCGTTCATCCTGACGAATTGGTATTTGCTCTGCTGAAAAACGCGCATGCTACGTTGTGTTATGACGGTCAGAACTTCTTCGACAACGACCACCCGGTATATGAAAAAGTCGATGGCACCGGCCAATCCACCACTGTATCCAATATTTTCACCGGTACCGAAGCCGCTTGGTATTTGCTGGATACATCACGCGCCCTGAAACCTCTGATTTATCAGGAACGCAAGCCTAAGCAGTTCACTGCCATGACCGCCGCTACCGACGAAGGCGTATTTATGCGCAACGAATACCGCTACGGCGTGGACGGCCGTTGTAATGTTGGTTTGGGCTTCTGGCAAATGGCGGCTAAGTCGCAAGAAACCCTGGATGCCGAAGGTTTTGAAAAGGCTTACAACGCAATGGTCAGCCTGAAAGGCGACGGCGGCCGACCGCTGGGTATCCGCCCGAATGTGCTGCTGGTTCCTCCTTCTTTGGAAAACGCCGCCAAAAAATTAGTGGAAGGCGACCGCCTGGATAGTGGTGCGTACAACCCGAACAAAGGCAAATGCAAGGTAATCGTATCTCCTTGGTTGCTGTAACCCTTTAGATAGGCGGGCTCTGCCCGCCGAAAGGATAAGAAATGGCAAAAGTAAAAAACGAAGATGAAAAAACCGAGCAAACGGTTGGCGCAACTGTGGATGTAAACCCCGAAGACGTTAAGTTGCAGGCGTTTCTTGAGGCTGAAGTCGAAAAATTGAACGCCGAGCTTGAAGCGGCGCGTGTGCGTATCGCCGAATTGGAAGCTCAATTGGAACAGGCCGCAAGCCCTGCCGTTGAAGCAGTAGCAGCACAAGAACGCTATCAGGCAGGCGGTGAAGCGGCGGCAGATGCCGAAGTGGTTGCCATCAAATCCAAACATGGCCATGCGTTTTGGCGCAGCGGGTATCACGTTCAACCGCATTTTACCTTTGTGAAACGTGCCGATTTCGAGCCCGAAGCGTGGGAGCGCCTGCTGGCCGAACCGATGGCTGTTGTTTGTGAAGCCTTGCCTGTGGAGCAGGATTAATGGCTTACGCAACGGTTGCCGATTTGGTGGCGCGTTATACCGAGCCGACGATTGCAGGTCTGACCGACCTGACGCGCTTGGGAAGCGTGAATGCCGAAATTGCGCAACAAGGTTTGGATGATGCCTCCGCCGAAATCGACGGCTATCTGGCATCGCGCTATGAATTGCCGTTGCCTGCCCCTGTGCGCCTGTTGAGCCTTTATTGCTGCGACATTGCCGTTTACCGTTTGGCAACGGGCAAGCGCCAACTGACGGAAGATATGGTGCACCGATATGAGGCGGCGATTGCGTATCTCAAATTGGTGGCATCAGGCAAGGCTGGTTTGGGTGTGGCTGAAAATGCCGACCCCAAGCCGACCGTGCAAGGTGATGCGGTAATGTTTGCCGCCAAGGAAAAGGTGTTCGGCCGTGATAGCGTCTATTGAACAAGCCATCAAACAGCGTCTTTCAGACGGCCTTGGCCAAATGGTCAGCGGTGTGCATACATACGGTGGCGAATTTGACGGCGAAGGCTTGGCTCAAGTGGTCAACCAGTTCCCCGCCGTTTGGGTCATGTTTGCCGGCATTACCGACAGCGAGCCCCATGATACGCGCCGAACACGCTACCAAGTCACTGGTCACTTTACTGTCTTGGTCGGCGACCGTGCCAGCGGCAGCGAGGCGGACAGCCGCTTCGGCGGTTTACACCGAAACGATGTCGGCACTTACCGGCTGATGCAGGCCGTGCGCCTGTTGCTGATCAATCAGACTATGGGTTTGTGTATAGGCCGTCTAAAGCCGGGCAAAGCAAAAAGCCTGTTTTCTAAACAAATGGAGTTGGACGCAATCAGCGTATTTGCGCTGGATTTTGAAACGCATTGGTTCGAAGACGCACTGCGAGACGGCGATTGGCCACGGCCTACGGTTTCAGATGCTCAACAGGCGCAAATATATGCCGACGTATCCGAATACCATGGCTGTACCTATCCAGAACATCCTGACTTGAAAGGCGCAAACCTTGAGCTGCGTATCCCGCCCAAAAAACCAAACCAACCCGCCGATATGGCGGCCACCGTTAAAACCGAGGTAAAACATGACTGAAACCATTAAAGTTCGTGCCGCCACAGGTCTGCAAGTACCTATGGCAGGAAAGCCACATGAATATATTACCGACCAAGAAGCGGTCGAAGTGCCGAATGCCGCGTATTACCTGCGCTGTATTCACTACGGCGACTTGGTTATTGTTGAGGACAACCCGAAAGGCAACAAATCATGACTTCCGCAAACGTCAGTTTCGACAAAATTCAGACCAGTACGCGTAAGCCGGGCGTTTACGTCGAATGGAACACCAAGCTTGCTGTACGCAACCTGCCAACCAACAAGCAACGTGTACTGCTGATTGCGCAACACAGCAATCCCAAGGCGGGCAAGCTGACTGCGCTGGCAAATATCTATTCTGCGGCCGATGTCGCAGCTGCGTATGGTGCCGGCTCTCAGGCGCATTTGATGGCATTGGCCGCTATCAAGGCTTACGCATATGCAGATTTGAGCCTGATTACCGTTGCCGACAATGAAGCAGGCGTTGCGGCGACCGGCAATATCACGATTACGGGCACTGCCGATACGCAAGGCGTTTTACGCGTCAACATCGGCAATGCCGATACGCTGACCGTCGGTGTCGCCGCCAATGCAACCGCCGCAACCGTAGCCTCTGCCGTCAAAGCCGCCATTGATGCCGAAACATCATTGCCGGTAACGGCGACAGCCTCTGAAGGCTTGGTAACGCTGACAGCTAAAAATAAAGGCACGCACGGCAACCATATCCGTATTCGCACAGGTAATACCGCCGAAGGGATTACCGTTGCAGTCAAAGCGATGAGCGGCGGCGATGCCGATGCCGATATCGGCCCTGCATTGAATGCAGTGATTGCCGAAGGCCATAATTTGATTGCGGTAGGCTGTACCGATGAGGCGAACCTCTTGAAGTTGCGCACACATTTGGAAACTGTCGGCGCACCCGAAGAAAAACGCTGGGCATTGGGTATTTATGGCCAAACCGGTGCATTGGCGCAAACAACGACACAAGCAGGCCGTCTGAACAGCGGTTATCTGTATTCGGCCTGGTATCGTAAAACACCTAGCCTGCCATGTGAGCTGGCAGCCGCGTTTGCTGCCGTAGTGGCCAGTGAGGAAGACCCGGCTCGTCCGCTCAATACCCTGAAGCTCAACGGCATCGGTGTGTGCGACAGTGCAGACAAGACTATGCGTACCGAACAGGAAAACGCGCTCTACAACGGCGTTACTCCTATTGAAACCAGCCCAGACAGCACATCCGCCCAAATCGTCCGCGCTATTTCGACTTATACCAAAACTGCCAACGGCACGGCAGACGAAAGCCTGCTCGATATGACTACCGTACGCACATTGATTTATGTATCAGGTGCGTGTGCCGACCGTATCGCATTGCGTTTCCCGCGTGACAAAATGACCGAGCGCACCATTGCCCGTGTCCGCTCCGAATTGATCGACGTGTTGATGAAATGCGAAGAATTGGAAATCGTCGAAGACGTTGAAAACAATTTGGCCAACCTGATTGTGGAACGCGATGCACAAAACACCGGCATGCTCAACTGCCGCGTGCCGTCCGATGTGGTTAACGGCCTGCACCAAGTAGGCATGGTTATCGACCTGTATCTGTAAAAAGGAAAGAACATGAGTACAGAATATGTAGGCAGCGTAACGCTGTATGTCGGTGCGACCGAGGTGGAGGTCACCAAGATTGATGTGAAAAACATCACAGGCAAAAAAGAAGTGAAAACCATGAACCGCACACGCCGCGTCAAAGGCTTTACGCGCGGTGTCGGCCAGTATGATATTTCTTTTACCGCCGTGGTGCCGACAGACGGTACGGTTATCGATTGGGATAAAATCGAAGACGCAAAAATCTCGCTGGTCCCTGATATCAATGGTGCGCGCCCAACCTCCTATCTTGGTTTTTGCGCGAAGGAAGCTGGTGAAAGCTATACGGTGGACAACGAATTGGTCATTGATGTGACCGGCTTTGCAACCCGTAAAGTGATTGAGTAAGCCATCCGAAACTGACACCTGTTAAAGACGGTTTAAATAGCCTTTAAACGATAATTGGATTTTTATCCGATTAACCGTTTAGAGGCTTTTATTATGTCTTCAATTTCCAAAGAACTCGAACATGCCACAAAAGAGTATGAGCTGGTTGTTTCTCCCGACCTGAAAACCGTTTCAGGCCGTCTGAAGTACGGTATCTCTGTTGACGGCGCTGTCCATCGTGATTTTTCCATGCATCTGCTGACCGTGCGCGAAGATATGGCTATTGACCCAACGCTGGAGGGTCAGGCACGT